ATTAAGGCAACTAAACAACAATTATTAAATAACGAAAAGACTGCACTAGCTCAGATTGAAGCATCTAAAAGAAATAAGGAGATACTTTCAGGGATATTCCAGTTTCTATCTTTGCCTTTATCATTATTACTTAGGACTATTGACGACGTTGGTAATCTTTTGGGTAAAGATTTTGGTTTAAATAAGAAGTTGTTTGATAATCTTGCTGGTTTTGTATTCGATCCTGAAGATACTAAAAAAGAAATTGCAGCAGTAAAAGCAGAAACTGAAAAAGGATTAAAGGAATTAGAAAATACAAGGGCTGGCTTCATATTGCAAGTTAAAGCAATTGATAAAACTGCATCAGATGAAAGAAAGGCACAAGCAAAAGAGGAAAGGGATAAAGCAGCTGAAGATGCGAAAAAGGAACGCGAAGCAAAATTAAAAGAGCTTGAAGACCTTGCTAATGATACGGATGCATCTCGTAAAAAACGTGCAGAACAACAACTGGAAGCCCAAAGGAAAGCAGCGGCAGATGAGTTAAAGATCGCAACCGATAAGTTAAATAAGGAAATAGAGTTAGACAATTTAGCTATTGAAAATAAAAAGAAAAATGCTGAAATCGAAAAGCAAATAAGAGGTGCGCAATTCCAAATCGCTAGGGATACATTCACTACAATTGGGAATTTAGCGCAAGCATTTGCAGGAAAATCTGAGAAAGAACAAAAGAAAGCGTTTCAGATTCAGAAATACGCTAATATAGCAGGTGCGACAATGGATACTTACAAAGCTGCAACAGGGGCGTATGCTTCACTTGCTCCGATTCCTATTGTGGGACCTGGTTTAGGTATTGTGGCTGCAGGTTTAGCGGTAACAGCAGGTTTAGCAAACGTTAAAAACATATCTAATCAACAATTTGGAGGAGGTTCGAGTACTAGCTCACCATCTGCATCGGTTGGAGTGGGAGCCAACAACCAAGCTATTACACCTAACTTTAACATTATAGGCAACCAAAACCAAACGCAATTAGCACAATTAAATCAGGCACCTGTTAAAGCGTATGTTGTAGGTTCGGACGTTACGACTCAGCAAATGTTAGACAAGAAAAAAGTTACAAAATATAGAGCTAACAATTAAGGACGAAAAAGATCAAGGTGTATTCGCAATAAGTTTTGTTGATCGTCCTGCCATTGAGGAAGATTTTATTTTGCTTTCTGAAATGGAAGTTGAGATGAAAGTAATTGACGAGGGTAAACGTGAAGTAATTGGGCTTGCATTAGTTCCTGAAAAGAAGATTCTAAGACGTATAAAAGATAAAGAATTCACGGTGTCATTTAGTGCTGAAACAATTGCTAAGACTCAGGAACTTTATATGAAGAAATTGTACGGTAATAATGTTACGGTAGATCATGCAGAGAATGTTGATGGTGTAGCATTAATTGAGTCATGGATTGTAGAAGATACTAAGAACGATAAATCTAATCTATACAAACTTAATGCACCAGTTGGGGCTTGGGTTGTAAAGATGAAAGTTTACAATGAAGAAGTTTACCAAGGGATAAAAGATGGTAAGTTTAATGGATTCAGCATAGAGGGTAGATATGATGGATTGGAGCAACTAGAAATGCAAGAAGATATAATGAGTGAGATTAAAGAACTACTTGGTAAACTATGAGTGAAATTCCATATTTCGTAAGATACAAAGATGTAACTACATTAGATAGTACTGATAGTATTTATTTGGATGATGCTACGAGTGATGTTCCAAAGAAGATACAACTTACATACTTTGCTAGTTCGATATTAGACATACCAACAGATTCTGTAGTATATATCTTAAGTGGTGGTGTAGATAATATAGATGAAGACGTTCCACAATTAATAGGCGGGTTAAATGGGATTTCTAAAAATTCAAATACTATAAATAATGGCTAACGAAACAAGAAGAATAATAATTAAAAAAGGTGCTGGTACTCCTACTATTCCAAGCAGCTCAGACCATACAGATGGAACGTGGTTAGCTAGTGATATTTACGAGGGAGAGCTTTACCTAGATACTACAAACGGATTAAATTACACGCGTTATGGTAGTACGATTGTAGAATTATTTCCAACGTCTACAGGATTAGCTGGGAATGAATTTGTATTTGTTTTCTCGAAATTAGATTTACCAACTCCTTCAGGTGGTGTAATTACATTAGGTAATAATATTACATACTTCATTACAAAGACAATCGACTTAACGGGAGATAGAATTGTAGCTGGTGTGAATAGTGTTATTATCGGTGGATCTTCTGAGAATTGTATTCTAAAATCTACAGGGCTAAGTTCATCTACTGCATTAATTACGTCGGTATATTCGTTACCAATTAGAAATATTACAATTACTCATGGCACTGCTTTGAATTTAGATGGTGATGGAAGTACTACTGCCTTAGATTGGTTCGGTGTAAACTTTACTGATTGTGCTGTAGTTGGAACTATTAAAGACTATACAAACTTTGTCATGAGTGATAGTGCATTTTTGAATAGTGGTAACCTAACATTCGATGGTACGATTGGAACTATTGGAATGAGTAACTGCTTGTTTGATTGCTACGCTGGTTCTACAGCCTTAATACTCCCAAGTACACTAACCGTTAGTAGAAGATTCAGAGTTATTTATTCGTCCTTTATTGCTTTAAGTGGGGAAACTGCTATAAGTGTAGATGCGAGTGCTACGATTTCTAGTGAAAGGTACATACTAGATACCGTAAACTTCTCAGGTGGTGGAACGTATACAAGTGGTGTTACATATACGGATAATAAAGCTTTATTTGTTAATTGCGTGGGTATTACAAACACTTCTACAAAAGGCTTTATGTATATGCTTAACAATACAACCGATACATCTATCGGAGTGTCAAACGTGAATGTTTGGGTTAAAGCTACGGGTACAACTACTTCTGGAACTAACTCAAAATTCACACATACAACAAATAGACTAACGTATAATGGAGCGTTTACAAACTCATTTTTAGTGACGTTAAATGCAACAGTTAGAAGTGGTGGTACGAATCAATTAATTAGTATCGGAGTAGCTAAAAATGGTACTGCAATAGCTGAAAGTGAGGGGATAGTTAGAACTACAACATCAAATGTTGAGCATGGAGGGAGTACACAGGCAGTTGTGGAAATGGTCGCGAATGATTATGTAGAACTATTTGTAAGAAATACAAGTTCAACGGATATAAGAGTAACAGATTTTAATTTTAATGTAGTAAAAATACCAGTATAAATAAATAAATAACCATGGAAAAGAAACCAAGAAGAAAAAAAGGATGTTTAGGTAAGGATGGAAAGTACTCCATTGCTAACTGCGAAGAGTATAATGTGCAAGGAATTGGACGCGAGTCAGAACAATCCACAGCAACTATTAATCATGTTGTAGTTGAGCGAGTTATCTCTGAAGCGAGAGGGTAATTTAAAACAAAGTAATTAATAATTAGTTAATAAGATATGGAAACAAGAACTATCGTAAGAAAGGTAACTAAATCACTAGATGTAAATCTTAGTGTTTCAGATGACATCAAGAAATTAGCAGATTTATCAAAGCAAAATTTTGAGAAAGTATTTGCTAAAGTTATTGCTATAGGTTCTGAAATTGATAATGCATTAAGTATTGGAAATAAATCACTTTCTGACTCGAAAAAAGGATATGAACAAGGATTAAAGTTAGAACAACAAGCAAAAGAATTAGGTATAGATCTTCCTGGAGATGTTAAAAACGCAATTAAGGTTTTATATCAAAACTCAGAATTAGAAGGTCAACAAATATTAAAAGATTTAGCAGCAGCAAAAAAAGCAATAGCATAATTTAAACAAGTAAATAAATAAATAAATGGATAAACAAGTTCCTTTACAAATGGTAAAAGATTTCTTGATTAAACTAACGGGAGTAAAAACCGAAAGTTTAGACACGAAGTTAGAAGACCAAGTATTGGCTGATGGTCAAACGACTATTCAAGCTGATATGTTTGAGCCAGGTGAAAGCGTATTTATCGTTGTAACTGACGCCGAACCTGTGCCACTTCCTGTTGGTGAATACGAATTGGAAGATGGTAAAATCTTAGTAGTAAAAGAAGAGGGAGTTATTGACTCAATCGTTGAAGCTACTGAAGAGAACACTGAAGAGCCTAAAGAGGAAGAGATTCCTGTTGAAGCTGAAAAAACACCTGAACAAGCGAAGGTTAAAAAGATCGTTCGTTCACAAGTTGAAGAGCAACATTTTTCTGCATTAGAAGAAAAGATTGCTGAATTAGAAGCTAAGATTGTAGAGCTTTCTAAGGTTACTGATTCGGTTGTAGAGCTAGCAGAAGAGCCAAAGCCTATACAATTCAACCCTGAGAATTCACAAACAATTCAGCACGTTGATTTAACACCAGGAAAAGCGAGAAGTATTCGCGACAACATTTTAGAAACAATTTATAAATAAAAATAAACTATGGCAACAAGCACATCATTATCGACTACATATGCTGGTCAACATTCAGGAATGTGGGTTAAAGCTGCTTTATTAAGCGGTAACACATTATCTAACGGAGGTATGACTATCATGCCTAACATCGCGTACAAAGCGGTAATTAACAAATTAAGTACAGACGGACTTCTTGCAAATGCTAGTTGTGACTTTACTGCTACTTCTACGGTAACAATTACTGAACGTACATTAACTTTAGAGAACTTCCAAGTTAATTTATCTTTATGTAAAAAAGACTACATCACTTCTTGGCAATCTGAAGAAATGGGGTATTCTGCAAACAAAGTATTAGCTAAATCTTTTGCTGATTACTTACTTGCATTCGTAGTAGAAAAAGTTGCATCTGCAATTGAGTCTTCTATTTGGAATGGTGTTAATGCTACTGACGGTCAAGTTGCTGGTATCATGACATTATTAACTACTGACGCTGCTTTACCAACTGCAAACGAGGTTGCTGGTACAACTGTTACTGCAGCAAACGTTATCGAAGAGTTAGAGAAAGTTTACAAAGCGATTCCAGCTGGAGTATACGGAGCTGATGATTTGAAAATTTATGTATCTCAAAACGTAGCTAAATCTTACATTTCTGCATTAGGTGGATTTGGAGCTTCAGGTTTAGGTTCTAATGGTACTGACAATAAAGGTACACAATGGTATACTAACGGTTCTTTGACTTATGGTGGTATTCCATTATTCGTAGCAAACGGATTAACTGCAAACCAAATGTTAGCTGCTCAAACTTCTAACTTATTCTTCGGTTGTGGTTTATTAAACGATGCTAACGAAGTACGTTTGATTGACACTGCTGAGACATTAGGAGATGACAATGTAAGAATCGTATTAAGAGCTGGTTACGCTGTTAACTACCACTCAGTATCAGATTTGGTTACATACGGAATCACAAACTCCGCTAATTAGTAACTAGCTGAATATCAATATTAGGGGAGGGGAATTAAACGCTCCTCCCTTTTTTTATAAACATTAAAACTATAAACTCATGGCATGTGATATTGCAAAAGGTAGAGTAGAACAATGTAAGGACCAAGTTGGAGGGCTTAAAGCTGTTTACTTTATCAATTACCAAATTTCAAGAGCTGACATAACGTACGATGCTACAGATACGGATATGATTACAGCAATTACTAACGTAGACACTTTATACAAGTACGAATTAAAAGGAGTAGACAATACTTTTGACCAAGATGTAGTGTCTGATCGTAATGCGGGTACTACTTATTTTAGTCAAAAATTAAACATTCGTTTGAAGCACCAAGATATTGCTACACATAAGCAAATCAGTTCTTCATAATGGGGCTTGAGCAAGGTGCAGACGTTGTAGGTGGTACAATTTCTACAGGTGGTGAAATGAAATCGGCTTCAGGATATTCATTGAACTTCGTAGCAGATGAGAAAGTTCCAGCTAACTTCTTAAATGCATCAACATCCACTGCGATGTTAGCATTATTCACTAGTGCGACTTTAGTTACTTCATAGCCTAAAATAGTTCACTAGGCTAAGAAGGGGTGTCGATTAATTTCGGCATCCCTTTTTGTGTTTAAAACAAAATGTGATTCTCAGAGTTATATAAACATGATAGTATTAGAGCCAGTTACAACTTCACAAGGATTCGTAGTCACACAAAGACTTTCGGACTTAGCTATTTTACCACGTGCCAATAAAATACAGATTACAGATGAAGAAACGAATGTATCTCGCGTAATTACGTTGATAGGTACAACTACTGGAGATTACTATGATACCGTGGCTTTGACAATTAATCCAGCATTAAAAGAAGGACACACATATAAGGCTGTACTTTATTACAATACTATTGATAAATACACTTGGAAAGGTAGAATATTCTGTACTTCTCAAATTACAACATCTGGAGGATTTGACGACGTTAGAGATTACAGCGTAAACGATGGTAAATACATAGAAAATACAACAACAAACCAATTTATTTTAAATGACTAATAACCATATAATCGAATTATCTGCGTACACATCGCCTGTAGTTACGGAGGACAAACGTAATGACTGGGTAAACTATGGAGAAGATAATAATTACTTCCAATTCTTAATCGATAGATATTCGAATAGTGCTACACATAGCGCCGTTGTGAATAATATTAGCAGATTGATCTACGGAAAGGGTTTGAGTGCATTAGATGCGTCTAAAAAGCCAAATGATTACGCTCAGATGTTGACTCTATTTACAGCAAATGATTTGCGTAGAGTTATCCAAGACTTGTATTTATTAGGTCAGGGAGCATTTCAAGTACATTACGATAAAGGACATAAGAATGTTGTAAAGGTATATCACATCCCAGTGCAATTATTACGTCCTGAGAAGTGCGATAAAGACGGAAATATTGTAGGATATTACTATTCCGATAATTGGGAAGATCCAAAGAAATTTGTACCTAAAAGATTCGATGCATTTGGTGAAGGTAAATCTGAGATTGAGATATTAATGATACAGCCTTATTCGGTTGGTGCTAAATATTTCAGTAGAGTTGATTACCAAGGTGCGCTTGAATATACTGTACTTGAGGAAAAAATTAGTGAGTATCTTATTAACGAGGTTTCTAACGGATTCAGTCCGACTACTATAGTAAACTTTAATAATTCTATACCATCCGATGAGCAGAAAGACGAGATTGCAAGAAGTGTTATAAGCAAATTAACAGGATCAACAGGCAAGAAAATTGTAGTTTCATTCAATGAAGATGAAGCAAAAAAGACTACAATTGACAGCGTTCCACTTAATGATGCGCCTGAGCATTATCAATACTTGTCAGACGAGTGCAGAAGTAAGATTTTAACAGGACATTGCGTAACTTCTCCACTTATATTTGGTATTGCTACGACTACAGGATTTAGTGCTAATGCTGATGAGTTAAAGAATAGTGTTGTTTTATTTGATAACATGGTAATAAGACCAAAACAAGAGGTAATACTTGAAGCACTAGATAGTATTTTAGCATTTAATGGTGTTTCTTTAAAGTTATACTTCAAGACTTTACAGCCTTTAGAATTCGTAGACTTATCAAATGCACAATCTACGGACCAAGTTGCAGAAGAAACAGGTATTGAAATGAGTGCTGAAGAGCATATTGAGTGGATTGATGGACATGAATACATTAGAATAGATAGTAGAGAAGTTGATTATGACCTAGAAGATGAGTTGGATGCTGAACTTGAAGCGTTAAATTCACCTAAAAAAACGTTATTATCAAAGATTGTTAACCTAGTTTCTACAGGAACGGCAAGACCTAACATAAAGTCAGACCAAGATGGTGCAGTTTTTAAACATAGATATAGATATGTAGGTGGAGTTTCTGACAATACTAGGGATTTTTGCAAGAAAATGGTGCAAGCAAATAAGATATATCGTAAAGAAGATATTATTGCAATGGGTTCGCAAGAAGTAAATAAAGGATGGGGACCAAATGGAGATGATACATATTCAATATGGCTTTACAAAGGTGGAGGATCATGTTTGCATAAGTGGATGAGAGAAACGTATTTACGTAAATCTGATGCTAATTCGCCTAAGGCAAGAAAATACACTCCAGCAGAAGTTAGAAAGGCTGGAGAGATTGCGCCACTTACTGACAAAGATAAAAGCGGTAAACAAGTAAACGATAAACGCGTATATCAAAGACCAACGGACATGCCTTATAACGGGTTTTTACCAACAAATAAACGATTCAACTAATGGCAGAGGCATTATTAATAGGAAAAGCAGATTTACAAGCGTACACGGCATTGAATGGTAATGTTGATACGGATAAGGTAATACAGTTTATAAAAATAGCGCAAGATATTTGGGTGTTGCAATATGTAGGGACTGATTTAATGACTAAGATTAAGAATGACATCGCAGCAAGTACGTTAACAGGTAACTATGCTACATTAGTAAATACGTATATTAAACCGATGTTGATCCACTTTACGATGGTGGAATACTTACCATTCGCAGCTTATTCGATTTCTAATAAAGGATTATACAAACATAGTTCTGAAAATGCTGAAATAGTAAGTAAGGAAGAGGTAGATTATTTAGTAGAGAAAGAGAAACGTATTGCAGAAAACTACGCACAAAGATTCTTAGATTACATGTGTGAGAATGAAGCGTTATTTCCTGAATATCAAACCAACACAAATGGGGATGTTTACCCACAAAAGAAGAATTATTTATCAAATTGGTATTTATGATTAGAGAGGTATACAAGCCTAAACAAAACAATGTAGTTAAATTAGAGTTATATCTTAAGAAGATAAATAAAGATGGCAAACAAAAAGATAAGCGAACTAACACCGAAAGCAGCACAACTAGAAGATAGCGACTTAGTAATGATTTCCGTTTACAACGGATCAACATACGATACTAAATATGTTACGGGTGCAGAGATAAGACCATACAAAACTATATTATTTGCAATTACTCAAAGTGGAACGGCTGCACCAACTAAAGACTGGAGCTATGAAACGGAAGCTACACAAACTTTCACATTTGCTAGGACTGCAGCTGGTACATATACAATAACAGCTTCAAGTGCTTTGTTCACATTAGATAAAACATTTGTAACTTTAGGTAGTGGAGGTAATCCATATGCATTATATGGAGCTACTAGATTAAGCACAACGGTTATAGAATTTTATAGTTTGAATGTATCGACAAATGTAGGTATTGATAACGCATTAGGAGAAACAATATTAGAAATCAAAATAATAAAATAAGATATGAGCTTACCAAATTTAGATAGATTAGTTGCTACGAAAGGAACTAAATTAGTGAATGACACTACAGAGGTTACTGCAACAATCGCGGGGATTTTTGTATTAGAAGATACGGTTTTTAATGCAATTAAAGTTGGAGGTGTAGACGTTAAGTCTACGTACATTACAACTCCAGGAACTGCAGTTAAAGCTGGTGCTTTGATTACAGGAGCTGGTGTATTATTCAGCGGTGTTGACTTAACAAGCGGTTCGGTAAATCTTATTTTAGGATAGTATGTTTTACGGCTACGGAATTCTTAATAATCACGTTCCAACGTTGAAGGCTACAGCAATGGGTGCGAATGGGGGTAGTTCATATGATGCAGATGCTTTAGCATTTATTACAGCTGCATCTATTACAGATAGCGTACAAAAAAATGCTATAAATACATTAGTTACAGACCTAAAAACGTATGGTATTTGGAGCAAAATGAAAGTAATTTACCCTATGGTGGGTGGAACGGCTTTTAGTCATAAATTTAACTTAAAAGACCCTAGAGATTTAGATGTTGCTTTCAGACTGCAATTTGTTAACGGATGGTTGCATAGTTCTACTGGAGCAAAAGCAAATGGTATAGATGGGTATGCTGATACAAAGTTTACTCCATCAA